AAGACGGCCATCACCCCGGATTCTCCGCTTTGGGAGAACGTCCCCGAGAAGTTCCGTCCTCTGGTGACCGAAGGCGGTCTCACGGCGTCGGTCGGATCGGTGACTGCTTCCGCGAAAGTGGAAGACGGAAACGGCAAAAAGTCGGAAAAGACGGCGATCACGTCTTACGTCCGACTGGAAGCGGAAACTCCACAGGCTGCGCTTTTCCTGATGGACAACCGCATGAAGGCGACCGACGACGGCGCCGGAGTGCTGACCCGCTTCAATTACGGGTTCGACTTGACCGCTCGCGGTGAAGTTCGCAACCCGCTGCTCCAGAAGCTCGAAGGCCCGGAAAAGGCAATCGAGCGGGCCATCAAGGGCCTGATGGGGATCCCGGGGATGACCGAGGCAAAGGCCCGGAAGATCATCGCGGACAACCCACCGACCGAATAACCACGGAGCCGGAACCCACGTTCCGGTCCTACCATACCGGCTCCCCTATGAACGGGGAGCCGGTATCCACTTCTCTTGACTGAGGTTTACACTGTGAAGATCGTTCACGTTCTCCTGACAATTACTGCCGAAACTGGAACGCGCCTACACGGCGTTTTCGAGACTCGGCCCGACGCCAATACCTACGCTCGGCTCCACAACCTGAAGGGCTGGCACGCTCGGCCTATGGTTTTCTGGACCGAGAAGATGTGCCAGCGCGAGATTCTGGCCGACGTTCACACGGTCGAACGGCACGGCGAGGATCTCTAGTGTTCACCCTGATCACTCTCATCATGATCGTTTGGGTTCTGGCCGACAACTGCCGAACCGACGACAAACGCTAACCGACTGGGCTGCCCTCTCTGAGGGTGGCCCTTTTTTTGTCTCTGCGCCTGGACCTGGGGCGCGCTCCCTCCGTCATTCCCTCCGTCGCCCTCCGTCGTCACCCCTGACAAACCAAATACTTGAGAGATGTTTGAACGCTGGCGCGTTCAACCGTCAAATCCCTCCGTCTGAGCGTTCGAGCTCCCCATAACACACACCGATTCGACTGACGCTTAAAGTGTTCGTGCCGCGAACACTTGTTTTCGCTGCGCTCCCCCACTATAATCCTCCGTTTTCGTCAGGATCTTCCACTGACAAGCCGGTTTTTGGCGCGGAGCCTGCGCGGTGCGCGTTTGCCCTGACTGCCCTTAGAACAGTTTATAATGCCCTCTGAACAATTTGGACCCCCTACTATGGAACTCAGGGGCGCACGCGCGCCCGAATTGTTCTATCACCAACGAACAATTAATTCCTGCCTGGCATGGCTTATGCCCATTATTTTACGCTGCATTATTACGTAGGAATCGCATAGAAACAACGTAGGATACACCTTAAAACCCTATAGGTTTACCATATTGGGATCGCTGCAAGTGATTGATCCTAAAGGACTTACGGCATAATTTGCTTGCGTATGGGGGACTCCCCCACTTATAATTCGAGGTCGGTTTGACCACTTTTGGTGACACATACGGTTTTTTGGATCATCAGGATTACATTATGGTAATTTATAATGTTCTTATTCATTATATTATATAAAAAAATATAAAAAAAAAGAAAAAGCGAAACAAAAACGCAAAGCATAAAAATGCATATTTTCCTGCATAAAACGGGCACCATAGGACCGGCTTTTCGATACTACCCCCCACCCCCCATTTCCCGTAACTCATTGATCCATAAGGGTTTAGCCCATAAAAACGCTGCAAATGAACGCAGTTTCAATATGTTTTCTATGTAGTATGAAAGAAGTTTCTATGAGATTTCTAGCAGTTTTTCCAGGCACAGATATTGCCGAGCACTCCCGGTCATAAGTGTTTTATGCACTCCCATGTATGGTGAACACTTTTTTATACATGGCATGCCATTCGCAGGTCGCCCGCTTCGCGGGGAATATAAGAGGCATTTCTATAGAATCTTATACATTTATAATGAATAATCATATAGTTTGAGCCTATCGACGAACATAGGGCGTTCCCCCGAAAAGGGCTACTTTGCAACCCAAAGCGGGCTAACCTGTTGATTCTAAAGGGGTTACGGGACCACTTGACAAGTGTGGTATACTACGTATGGCGGGCTTCGTGCCGGGCCGACGGGTCGGCGCCTCTCCTCAGGACTTGGCGCCACTCGAAAGTTCTTACCAAACTGAATAACTCACGAGACTCAAAAGGTCTCTCATGTTCTGCTACTGACTCCCAAAAGGACTCAAGCTAACTCGTGCGCGCCGCCCGATGCAACGTCGGGCGCCCTGCCCAAAAGCAGGCCCGAATAGAATAGTCCCCGGTATGAAGTTGGTAATCGAGACATGGTAATGAGAAACGGCTGAGAGATTCAATCTGCTCAGCACCCAACGGAACGGTGTGCGCGCCGGGGTCTTTAGTATCAAGATTTCATCCTAACTAAGACTCCCCATGCACACAGGCGGTGGGTGAGCTACTCTTGCTGAGAGTGGTTCACCGACCGCCTAATGACAATCCTTGACAGGAGAGAAGAATGAAGAAGTATTACATCCGAGTTGAGCTCAGAGACTACAGCGATAGGATTATCGCAACTGGCGACTCCACGTGCCAGTCGGATATCTCGAACAAATCCATCCTCGACACCACGGCCCACGCTGTTAAGACGGTGCTCCTCACGAGCATCGAGCTTCACGAAGAGCGTGCGCGCCTGGCCGACTCCCAGTAGTAACAGACCTTGATTGGAGACTTGAATGACAGAGAAAGACATGCTCAGCGACTTCCTTAACTGGGAGTCAGAGCCGACGAAGAAGCCTAGCTTCACAGACACACCAGCCTCAGAACTGAACATCATCCCGAAGCCGCGAGCTGACGAGAAGCCACCCGCGACTTACAAGACCCCGGATCGACCGGAACCTCTCAGCCCGCAGCGTCCCGAGATTCCGTATCAGGAAGTTGAAGCCCCGATCAGAATCTCGCCCATCATGCCAGAGCATCGGGCGCTCGACCAGCTCACCGAGAAATACAAGGATCTCTTCAACGGGACCATCACTCAGGTGAAAGACCTAACGGCTGAAGACCTCCAGAAGATCATCCACGGAATGGATGAGAAGATCGAGATGATTAAAGTCCAGAAGTGGGCTGCCCGCATAACGTATGAGGGTAAGGTTCAGCTCGAAGATGAGAAGGTTCGGAAGAAGCTCAAGGAAGCTGACTCAGCGTTCTACGTCCCACGTCGAGAAAAGGGCGCGGCCAAGTCTGCGGCATCACCGGCCAGAGCTGAGAAGCAGGCACTCACGAAGATGGAAGCTGGTATCAAACAGCTCGTCAGACTGAAGATGGATGAGGCGACGATTCGCAAGACGTTGACCGATTCCGGCTCACCCGTCCCCGAAAACCTCACGGCCATCATCAGTCAGTTCCAACTGACGGGAAAGTGAGCGCGCAAAGTGTTCAGCACACGAACAATTAGCGAGCCGCTCAAAGCCCTCACGCGCGAGGAACAACGGCTCATCATCGCGACTTACCTCCTGAGCAAGATGATTGACTCAGGGGGTCTCAAGGTAGACAAGGTTCGGGCTGCGTTTGAATACGCGGACCTGCTCATGAATAACGGAATTGAGAGAGGCTGACGCCAATGGCATTCACGATTGTTAGAAGAAAGTGTCCGAGCTGCGGTAAAATGGCGGTGCAGAAGTCCACGAGTGAGTTCGGGACTGTGCTCTGCATCGAGCTCGAATGCGGGCACACCATCACCCGCGACATCATGGCCCCGGTTGACGCTGCGGAGATTGTCTCAGAGGACGGACGCGCGCTGTTCGACTTCCAGATCAAGACGGTTGAGTTCGTCGAGAAGGCTGGCGGCCAGGGCATCATCGCCCATGAGATGGGGTTGGGCAAGACGGTCATCGACCAGGCGCTCATGCTTCGGAACAAAGAGGAGATGCTCCCGGCTCTGAAGATTGTCAAGAGCGGCCTTCGCTTGCAGTGGATGGCTGAGACCTATAGGTGGACTGGACTCCCAGCGCAGGTCATCTACTCCTCGAAAGAGAAGCCATACTTCGATTACTTCAAGGTGTTCATCGTGTCCATCGACATGGTGCGCGCCCTGAATTGGGGCGAGGAAATCTGCTCGCGATTCAAGAGTGTCACCATCGACGAGTGCCAGCTCATGAAGAACGACACCTCACAGCGGACGAAGGCCATCAGGAAGATGTTCTCCAAGGTGCCGCATCGGCTCGGACTGAGCGGAACGCCCATCAAGAACAACGCCGGTGAATACTTCCCCATCTTGAACTTCATCAACCCTGAGCAGTTCCCCTCACAGGCCAAGTTCCTGAGAGAAGATGTGGTGTGGGACGGCTACAAGGCGCACGGCCTCCGATACCCTGAGATGTTCGAGGCCAAGACCAAGGGCTGGATTATCAGGTATAAACGTGAGGATGTTCTGCCAGACCTGCCGCCCATCTTCAGAACCTTCCACAAGGTGGAGATGGAAGAGGGACTGAAGAAGTCATACGAGGCCATCGTCGCGGAGTTCCTCAACTACATGGACGGGCTTGACGAGGAGCCGAACTGGGGGAGCGCGAACATCCTCGGATACTTCTCCCAGATGAGGCACGTGATTGGCATCGCGAAGGCGCAAGCCATTGTGGACTACGCTGAGGAGTTCCTTCTCAGCACGGACCGCAAGCTGACCATCTTCTTTCATCACGAGAAGGTGCAGCAGATGCTCATGGCGAAGCTGTCCGAGACCATGAAGAACGGTGGGTATGGCGAGCCTGCTCAGATTCTCAGCAGCATGGACGTTACGACCCGAGCGAATAACGTCGAGCGGTTCCGGAACGATCCGGGCTGCCGCATCCTGATTGCATCAACGCTCGCAGCCGGTGAGGGTCTCAACCTTCAGTTCTGTAGCGACTGCGTTATCGGGGAGCGCCAGTGGAACCCCGCTAACGAGGAACAAGCCGAGGCTCGATTCCCGCGTCCCGGCACGACTCTGAAGAGGAGCGAGGGTGGTTCGATCAGCGCAGCCTACATCATCGCAATCGGCACTATGGATGAGTGGCTGACGCAGCTCGTCGAACAGAAGCGTTCCATTATGAACCAGACGCTCGACGGCAAGACGGTTCCCTGGATGGAGCAGTCACTCGCGAAGGAGCTGTATAACATCATCCGGTCGAAGGGTCGGGACAACATCGTTCGGTAGTTCAACAAGGGTGCGCATCATGTGAAGTGGTGCGCGCCCGCTCATCCACTGACAAAAAGGAGCAGACATGGAATACTACGACGACAACTTCGGGCACTGGGAGATCAACGACGAGGACGATCTCGAACACTACCGTCGCACGCAGGCTACCAACGTGCGGAAGAAGTGCCAGGGATGCGGGCGCATGGTGAGCATTCAGCCACAGTATGGCTACTGCGACTCGTGCGCCACGAAGCGTGAACAGGGTTGGGACATCTAAGGAGTAGACATGGTCAGAAGCAATCGACATGGGCTGACGTTCGTGCTGGAGCCAAGCCCCAGTGGGGGAACCTGCATCGAGCTAAGACTGAAGAGCGGCACGAAGAAGATCATCGTTGCATCTCCCATTCAGGAGATGAATCAGGGCTGGTATAACTGGGAGCATAAGGGGATGTTCGTGCAGGACGCATTCCACTTTCTCAGCCCTGACGAGAGGGAGTTCTTGCAGACCGGGATGACTCCTCAGGAGTTCGAGGTCACGGCGAAGGCGTTTGAGGACATGGCCGATGATTAAAATTAAGACCCCATACTGGACGCATGAGTATTGGGGCAACGTGATACTCAGGGCGGAGAACGGCTTCATCTTCGTCGAGGCCCATGCCACCATGCCTCGCGAATCGACGGATGACCTGGAGATTTGGGCAGCCGACACGTTCGACGTGTTCGTCGAGACGGATGTCCTGTCGATTCAGGGAGTGGACTGAGCCACTATAAATAGGTAGCTAAGCTCAGAGCGTCCGAGGGTTGTCAACTCTCGGGGATACGGCATGGAGATTCTCTCGAGTCTCTACCTCATGATAAGGACAGGAGAGTAAGGACTTTCATGAGTGCCCCTTTACCCTACCGTTGTGTGTGAGATACGGGACTGGGACGTGGAGGAACACACCGTCTTTGCTGGTTTCGCGAGAGATAAACCAGCAGCTTATCAAGGAGCAGACATGAGCAAAGTGTGGAGTGCCGAGGAGTTTCAGAAGTATCAGGAGAATCTCGAGGCTCGGTTGTGCAACTACAGCATCCCCGACTACATGCACGAAGGCCTCGTGGCTTACATCCTCGACGGACGCGCCACCGGGAGTTTTCTGCAGGCTATTCTGAGCAATGACCTGTTGAAAGCAGTGGCGAGGGGCGACGACTACAACCAGAGCGCGATCGTGGACTACGTGAAGTTCCTCCACAACCACGCTCCCATCGGATGCTTCGGTAGCGAGAAGGTGGTGGACGCGTGGAAAGAGGGCAGGGGATTCCGGGGAATGATGGAGCGGGAAGCGGCGAAGCACCAGTAATGTATTGGATGTGCAAGTTCTGTCGTGTCAAGATGAACGACGAACATCGCTACTGCTCGAAGTGCTGTGGCAAGCGGGCCTATGCTGAGCTGAAGTCTCCGACTGAGGAGAAGAGGGAATCATAATGGCGGAATGGGTCTTGGTCGAAGCCCGTGGTAATCACATCACTGTCTGCGACCTCGACCTGTTTCGACAGGCATACAGAGGAGATATGATGTTGAAGGAAAAGAAGGTCTACACGCTCACGTTTCTCGGGATCGAGGGTGTCCAGGAAACGTCGGAAGCCATCATCACCGACGTGTCTGACACTGAGCAGACGATTGAGGTCAGTGCTGGCCCCGGTGCGCGCCCCTATCACATCGTCGGGAAGCGCACGGCGGACAACTCCGTGTTCAGCGGCAAGCACTACGGCCCCAAGGAAGACCCCAAGGTCTTCGCTCGGTGGGTGGTTGACGAGGGATGCATCATGGGCATCTGGGTCGAGGACGAGACGATGTATTCGTTCTCGGGATTCAAGGACTCCGACCTCATCGGGTTCAACGGATAGCATGTTCCCCAAGGAAGTCACGGTAACATACTACGGGAAGCCCTTGATTGAGGGGAACATGATCAAGGACTTCCGCGGAGACGAGTGGGTGTTTCATGCCATCCTCTACGGTAAGGTCTACGTCAAGTCACGGACGGACAGTGAGAAGATTCTCTTTCGAGAGTTCTACGTCACTGTCTTTCCGGGGCTTGTCGTTGAGGATGTGGAGGATGACGATGGCTAATGCCAAGTCACACTCATCCCCACGCTTCATCGGCGTGAATGACAAGCCATACGTTGTGCGCGTCGAGGTCTACGAGCCGGGGGAGGACGGGGTTATACTCTCGAAGGACATCGAGAAGTTCGAGAGGGCTGGTGACGCTGTAACATTCGCTCAGAAGGTGTGGAGAAAGTTCAGTGTCAAGTAGCCTCATCACGAAGAAGGATCTACCGACCACCTTCTGGTGCGAAGACTTCACTGTCGGTTCATGCTGTCATGGGTGGTGTCATGCCGAGGCCGACTTCGATGTCATGCGAAAGCGCATGATCACGGTATATCCGGAATCGATCTTCTCGGTTCCGTATAAGAACAAGATGCCCGACTTTTCACTCGGACTCAGTGCAGAGGTCTGTTGTGGAAGATACGAAGCAGTCAAACAAGTCCCCCGCGACTGGTGGATTCGACGCTACGGAGAGAAGCACGGCTACCGTGAGGAGCATATTCAGAAGCTCATCGGTGCGTCCCCCGAGAATTACTTTCGGTTCCAGGGGGAGATTGCTTCCCTTTACTACGTCGAGAAGAATGGCAGTTCAACAGCGGCGGGAGTTTCTAACAGTAGTCGACGAGTTCAGCACAATCAGTCAAGAGGTGTTCGAGTATCTCCTAAAGCGGGTTCATGCTCAGGATGCGGATCGGAGCTTCGCCGTAATGCAGACGTTTGTGACAACTGCGGAGCGCCCCAGTAGTTTAATCGACAAGAAGGAGTAGAGATGCGACATCATCGTCGTCAGAGACAATCGCGCAAGATTAAAAAGACCTACGCTCCGAGAATCATCGGAGACAGGCGCGTCCCGAAGTCTGTGGGGATTGATCCCCTTCACTATCATGAGCTGGCTATGATAGCGAGGGGAGCGGGGCGCACGGGTTCGCCAGCCAGCATTTCATACGTCGTCGATGAGATTCTCATGGACTTTTTCAAGATGCATTCTCCCCGATACGGGGATGAAGTAAGGAAGGGGGGATAGGTTGAGAACGATTGCTCTCGACTCGCAGATACTGAACACAGTGTCCATGTGTGCGCGCAAGGTGGACCTCGGGTTCATCAAGAACTGGCGGCCCACCGAGAAAGCAGAGGCGCTCGAAAAGGGCGACCTCATGCACCGGATGCTCAAGCACTACTACGTCGCACGGAAGAATGGGCGCACGGACCTGCACAACGTCATCGAGGAAGCGGTTGCCATCGGGCGTGCGGCCACGATCGAGATGGACCTGAACGAATCGACCATCGACGAGAACATCAAGCAGTTCACGGCTTACTGCCACTACTATAATCAGGACGGCTGGGAGCCGCTTGAGGTAGAGCAGTCGTTCTCCCGTGAACTCTATCGTCGGGAAGATACCCCAGAACTCGAAGGCTTGTCGATTCTCTATGAGGGGGTCATCGACCTCATCGCCAAGACGCCTCATGGTATCTTCGTCATCGACCACAAGACGGCGTCGCGTCGTTCATCCCCGACTCGGCTCTCCAACCAGTTCATGGGCTACGCATGGGCGACTGGTTCCCATAACGTCATCGTCAACCGTATCGGTTTCCAGAAGACGCTGAAAGAGAACGAGCGATTCCAACGTCTGTTTCTGTCATATAACGATCCGCTGCTTATCGAGTGGATTCAGTCCGCAACATACTGGACTGAGATGCTCGTGAGCTACATCGACTCAAACTACTTCCCGCCCAACTTCACATCATGTGATAAGTATGCGGGCTGTATCTTCCAGGAGGTCTGCGAAGCTATCCCCGAGGTGCGCGAGTTCAAACTCCAGTCGCGTTTCTACGTCGGGGAGCCGTGGAGTCCACACACGAAGGAAGCATGATATGCCGAGGGCAAAACGAAGCCACCTTGGTCCTCACAAGTTTCTGAGGATCAAGTATAAGAGAAGGGACGGGACTGACTACGTCATCTTCAAGTGTCAGATCGCAGGTTGCTCCAGCCACAAACCCGCAGCCCTGTTGGTGGGTGAGGCATGTGAGTGCTGGAAGTGCGGACGGGCGTTTCAGCTCAACAAGCGGACGCTCCAACTCAAGAAGCCGCATTGTCTCATTTGCACGGGTAAGAGCAACGCCGCGCCGAAGGGCAAGGAGCACGTCGACATCAAGAAGGTCGAGGAGAATCTCGACGCACTGTTGGGAGGATCTCTCGATGACCTGTTGGGTGGAGGGTGAAACTCAAGTTCGGGGATAAGTCGTTTGGTGAAGTCGATGACATGAAGCTCAAGCTGCCTCCCGTCAAGCGACTCCGTCCAGTGGACGGCATCGTAGACCAGCTACTCAGGGGACACTGGCACGACGATGACATCAAACGGATTATCAACGCAGTATGGTATCGGGCACAGCAGGGTGTGTGCCATGACTGCAAGACTCAACGTGATAAACAGGGTGGCCGATACGTTTTCGTATGCAAGGAGTGCCATGATTCAGATCAAGAAAAGCAAGACAGCGGACACAAGGACGTGCGACTTCACAAAGGTGTCAAGAGAGCAGCTCCTCGCAAGCTCGCTCCAGCATCTCGGCGACGTGCACAAGGGACTGGCGTTCTTCGCGGCTCAAATCGTTGAGTGCGCGGGGCGGCACGATTTCGACAAGCTCTCGGACATCGACGGGTTCCATCGGGACTTCATCACGGGCTTCACTCAGACAACGTGGTGGACCGCGCACCGGCAGCTCAATCGTCATCACCTCACGATGAGCGATGGTGTGCGAGACGACGTGAATCTCATCGACGTGCTCGACTTCATCGTCGATTGCGTGATGGCGGGAATGGGTCGGAGCGGCTCCGTCTATAAGCTGGAGCTGCCACCGGGGCTGCTCGAAACAGCGTTCCAGAACACCGTCGACATGCTCAAGGCTCAGGTAGTTGTGGAGCCTGATGATGCCTAACTACAAGGTCATCCTCACAGAACTCATGCAATCGACGAAGCTCACAACCTGGGAAGAGACCTTCGTCGAGTCCTGCTCACGTCAGCTCGAAGCGAAGGGCTACCTGAGCGACAAGCAGATGGAGATTGTCGACAAGCTCTACATGGACAAGACCCCACGAATGGGCACGGTCGGTGATCAGGACACTCGCATGTCGCCATCGGAGCGGAAGACAAGCCGGATACGTAACGAGGGACGAGACTGATGCCACGAACCAGCGACATCGTGCTAGGCGGTCGTATCATGGCCATGCTCAAGGGAGACAATGGCTCTGGTAAGACCGTTCTAGCGGCGAGCTTCCCCGGACCCATCAAGTTCTTTATGTTTGATGGCTCGAAACTCGATGTGGTCAAACTCTTTTTTCCGAATCGCACGGATATTGAGTATGATATTTATGGAGCGAGAGAAACTCGCTTCAAGGATGCTGACGGCATGACCGTCCACATCAAGAGTCTGGTGCAGTTCGCTGAGGAGTTCAACAAACTTCAGGATTACTGCCCGTGGGCAACCGTTGTCCTCGACAGCTTCACCTCATTCTCCGTCACCTGTGTGACGTTCCAGTTGGACGTTCGCAGCGCATCGGAACAGTCAAACAAGAACCCACTCAAGTCAAAGGGTGGTCTTGTGATACCGGACTTCGATGAATACAAAGGCGAAACAACTTTGGTGACCCAGACTCTGGATGTCTCCAAGGTGCTTCCGTGTCATGTCATCTGGACTGCACACCCTCTCCCCAAGCTCGATACGTCGGGATCGGGAGCCGGGATGAAGGTCACCAAGACTTCATCGATTGCAGCCTACGGTGCGAAGACGGCTGCGATGGCACCGAGCTACTTCAACGAAATATGGCACCTGGAGACTCGCGCTGATTCGTCAGTGGCGGGTGGTCGCCAGCGCATCATCCATGTTCAGACGATTGGTGAGCAGTTCGCAAAGACAGCTTTGCCTCTGCCTCCGTCGTTTGACATCACCAACAAACCCGGCTTCGCTGAGGTCAAGAAGTTCTTGGCTGAGCACAACGTCAAGTTGCAGGAAGCCGTGACCTCGAAGGCAGCACAGGAAGCTGCGCACGCAGAGAAGGAGGAGATTCGGAAGATTGTGTAGCAAGAACCCCTACTGATATCAAAGGTTGGGGGTCGTAAACCGGCACATAGTGCCACTAGTGATAGGTAGGTTCAGAATGGGAATGCGTTTTCAGGTTACTCCGCAGGACGTCAAGCGCAGCAAGATCGTGCGCCCCGGCTGGTATCTCGCCAAGGTGACGAAGGTCGCCCTGGAGGACGCCAAGGACGGTCAGTCGAAGAACATCGTCATCGACCTGGAGGGACAGGAAGGTGAGGTCCTCGGCGTGCCGTTCAAGACGTGGATTTCCGAGAAGGCCCCCGGCCTCGCGGTGCCCGTCATCAAGGCCTTCGGCGGCAAGGTCACCGAAGAAGAGGGCTCGGACTTCGACTTCGAGAGCTGCCTCGGCAAGACCGTCCGCATCGAGATCATCACGGACAAGTATCAGGGTCGTCCCACCAACAAAATCAACGACTGGGCGCCGACTGCCCTGTCGGGTGGCTCGACGGCTCCGGCGGTTCCCGTGACCGGCTTCGGCGGCTAGTAACCACTGGACTCCTCGGTTCGTGGGGAATCGGGGAGTCCTCTTTCGTCATCATTCGTAGAAACGCGCACAGCAAACAGCAATAGACAGGGAGAATCAGAGTCATGTATAACATGCACGCAGACGTTCCGGACCCCGCCGACCTCGAACAGCAGCAGGATCAGGAGCGCATCGAACTCGACAACGAAATCGAGGAGCACGAGGCTGCCCTCGGTGAAGAGACCGACGAGGACGAGGATGAAGACGACGAAGATGAGGACGACGAGGAAGCTGACGAAGACGTCGTCGAGTAGGGCGACCACTTAGACTTCCTGAGTAGACCCGGAAAGGCTCGAAAGGGTGACTTCTCGGTGCTAGCCCGAGTGGTTTGTTTAACCGGAAGACGGTTTTCTATTAACCACGCAATTTGAAAATTGAAAACCGCACATTTTGTCAGAAGGTGCAATAGATGAAAAAGCTAATGATGACAGTGGGGCTTCCCCGTAGTGGTAAGACAACGTGGGCGCAAGCAGGCCGCGCCCCAATCGTCTGTCCAGACCAGATTCGCTACGCGTTGCACGGTCAGCGATTCATCCCCGAAGCTGAGATGTTCGTTTGGGCAATCGCACATTGCATGGTTAAGGCTTTGTTCCTCGCAGGCCATGACACGGTGATTCTCGATGCGACAAACGGCACAAAGGCGAGGCGTGAGGAGTGGCGATCGAAAAGCTGGGTGCGCGAGTTCGTGTTCATCGGAACCCCTAAAGAGGAGTGCATTCGTCGGGCCATCGCCTTAGATGACAACTATATCGTTCCCATCATCGAGAAGATGGCAGCTTCATGGGAGAACGTAGAAGCGGAGGAGGAAGAACTTCTATGAAGATACCTGTCGATCAGATAGAGTTCGTCCCCACGAATCTCGAACAAGACTTCGAGGTCTACGAGGGTCAGCAGCGCCAGAATCTTCTCACTCAGCTTGACGACATGGCTGATTCGATGAGGGAGCAAGGCCAACTGCAAGCAATAAGTGTTCGCAACACGAACAATTCCGAAAAGCCATATCTCCTCAACTTCGGGGAGAAACGCCTCCGTGCGGCCCTCAAGCTGGGTTGGACGGAGATTGAGGCTATCGTTGAGGATTGCACCGAAAGGGAAGCAACCTTCAAGCGAGTCCACGAGAATCTCCGTCGGTTCAATCTGCCGTGGTGGGATCAGGCGCTCCTCGTCGAGAAGCTCCACACCATGAGGCAGGAGGAACACGGAGTAGCGAAGACTGGGAGACCGAAAGTATCAGAAGAAGAGAAAGGTTGGTCGCTCCGTGACACAGCCGAAGAACTGGGGGCTGCCCTGGGAGCAGTTTCAGAAGACATCAACCTCGCCCGTGCAGTCAGACTCAATCCTGCGCTTAGGAACGTCGCAGACAAAAGAACAGCTATCAAGCTGGTCCGCCACGAAGTTCGACGCATCGACGCTGAGATTGAGGCGACCGCCCCAAAAACCACGGAAGTCGACCAGGTTTACCTGGGAGATTCTACCTCCATCCTCAAACTCATCCCTGACTGTTCGGTTGACGCCTGCATCACCGACCCACCCTGGCTCCGATTCTTCGATGAGAAGCTCACCCGCGACGCGCGCACGTTCCCGGTCTTCCAAGAAGTCTACCGAGTCCTCAAGTATCCCGCGATGTGCTACGTCTTCATCGGACTCGACGATTGGCCACACTACGCAGGATACGACAGGATGCTCCCCGATGGCAAACTCGAAAACGTCAGAGGCGAACTCATGCGATGCGGATTCGACGTCGCCAAGACCCCCGTCATCTGGCACAAAAAAGCGGCCATGTCTCGTCGCGGAGTTAAGTCTTGGGAATATGACCGCGACTTCGAGCTTATCCTCGTCGCAGCTAAGGGAGCTCCTGCGCTTACTAAACCGACCCGCATCTCAGGGGTCAAGAGCTTCAACGCGGTTCCTCCGAGAAACCTTATCCACCCTCATGAAAAGCCACTGGATCTGGTCGCAGACCTCCTCCAGGACTCGACGTTCGACGGGGCACTTGTTCTCGATCCGTTTGCAGGAAGTGGCGTTGTCGGACAAGCCTGCAAAGAGAACCGTCGCAGTTACATCCTCATCGAGAGGGACAAAGAACGCTACGAAAAAATCCTCAAGAGGCTGAACAAGGAGCCAAAGAATGACAATCTACCTAGCAACAGCGTCGGAACTTCAGAGCAAAGTGAAAGAGTTGAGGAGCCACTTCCGCCAGAATGGACTTAAGGTCAACGCGGACTGGATTGACCTCGACTTCTCACTTCACTACAGTCCGGCGCAGCTCGATGAGGAAGCACGCAAGGATCTGATGGCGATTGACGCGGCGGACGTGTTCGTGCTCTACAATCCCATGAGTCATCAGCGCGGGGGCACGGGCGGACGGCATGTGGAGATGGGCTACGCTCTCGCGCGCCAGGTTCCGGTCATCGTTATCGGGGAGAAGCGGGAGAACGTGTTTCAGAGCCTCAACGAGGTCACCTTCCTGGAGTGGGCTAACCACAAGCGCATGGACTTGTTGGCTGAGGCACTGATGTTGGTTCTGAGGGAGCAGTATGCCGAACTACGTGAAGGGTCAGGGACCGTTTAGTGCGCCTCTGATGGTAGTCGGCGAGGCTCCCGGTGCCGTCGAGGACGAATCCGGTATCCCGTTCAGCGGTCCATCAGGTCAACTCCTCAACGAGATGCTGGAGACAGCAGGCATCCGTAGGGGAGAGGTCTACGTCACCAACGTCGTCAAGTATAAGCCACCGTTCAACAGGCTTGACAACCTGGGTGGCATTGGTATCTCCATCGATGAGCAGATTCCCGAGCTGTGGGATGAGATTCACGCAATCAAGCCCAACTGCATCATCGCTCTCGGGAACCTTTCTCTGTGGGCGCTGACGGGTAAGGGAACGCGGGTCCGTAAGACTGAGAAGTTCTCGGGCATCACGACCTGGAGAGGTTCCATCCTGACGGCGTTGCAGGGTAACTACAAGGTGCTGCCCACGATTCACCCGGCAGCCCTACTCAGGTCACAGTCGGAAGGAGTGGTGCAGGAGAAGGCTATTAGCTATGCCTCGCGCCTCTATATCCAGCATGATCTGAACAGGGCTGTCGAGCAGTCACGATTCCCTGAGTTCAAGCTACCGAGAAGGACGCTGGAGGTTGGGCGTAGTTCCGTAGACCTCTGGCGCTTCCTCACGAAATACTACACGGAGCAGAAACTTCGTGAGGTATCGGTTGACATTGAAGTCCTACATGCAATGCCTGTTTGCATAGCGCTGGCCTTCAATGAGTGGCATGCCATGTCCGTCCCCCTCATCGACATCTGGAAGTTTCAGAGGAAGCCCTCTGGTATCTCCGAGGGGGAGTTCATCAACATCTGGCGTGTGCTGGGTGACTTCCTTAGTTTGCCGGACCTCAAGGTAATCGGACAGAACTTCAAGTTCGATGACGCGAAACTCCGTCGACCATGCGGGATGGTTGTGCAGAACGTGTTTTGGGACAACATGCTCGCGGCTCATTCACTTCATTGTGAGCTGGAAAAGTCCCAGGCATTTCTCGGCTCCATCTACACAGAGGAACCATACTACAAGGACGAGGGAAAGGAGTTCGACCTCAAACGGTCTCCCGTAGAGCAGCTACTCCTCTACAACGCGAAGGACGCAGCAGTAGCATTCGAGATTAAGACGGCCATGAATGCGGCGATGGGAGAGTTCGAGGTTCCAGGATTCCCGAACTGGCGTGAGGAGTTCTTCCATGATTTCGTCATGCGTCTCCACCCGCTCTATCGCGACATGGAAGATGAGGGATTCGCGGTTGATGAGAATAAGCGTCAGTCCATGCTCAAGGACTACGACGCTAAGATTAAGGTTGCTCAGGCTGAGTTGAATGAGATAGCAGGTTGGTCCGTCAACTGCAACTCACCTAAGCAAATCGGTCTACTCATCTACAAGGACTTCGGACTCCCAATCAGGACTGGTAAGGGGAAAGGGAGTCGGAACGCTCAGGGCGAGCTGAAGGCCAGCACTGGTGAGGACGTGCTCATCGCGCTCCAAGCCAACACGTGTAAGAAGGCTGAGCATAAGCGGGCCATTGACCTCATCCTCTCCATACGCGGGTGGCGCAAGGCGAAGGGCACCTATATCGAAGCTCCGTGCGACTTCGACGGGCGAATGAGAACATCTATTCGCATCTGCGGAACTGAGACAGGAAGAACGTCGAACACGACCCTCAAGCCCCCAGTCAGGCCATTTGAAATGGGGTTGGCCTTCCAGACCATGAGCAAGCATGGTGAGATGGGGGCTGAGCTTCGCAAGATGTTCGTGGCTGATAAGGGCCATGTCATCATGGAGTTCGACCAATCTCAGGCTGAGGCTCGCGTCGTTGCATTGTTGGGCCGCTCTCAGGAAACTCTGGAGCTGTTCAACATGACCGACATCCATAAGCTGACCTCGACGTGGGTGTTCAGTCTAGCCATGCACCTCATCACCAAGGAGATGCGATTCATCGGCAAGACTGTGCGCCACGCCGGTAACTACGACATGGGCAAGCGACGGCTGATGGAGCTGGTCAACACTAACGCCAAGAAATACGACGTGAACATCGCAGCTCTCTCGGAGTGGAAAGCGGGTCAGATGCTCGATGCTTTCCATCGGTTCTCTCCGTGGATTCGAGAGGTTTTCCACGCAGAGGTAGTTGACGCGCTACAGAACAACAACATGATGCTCGTCAACCCGTTCGGTCGTGCGCGTGTTTTCAACGGATGGTGGGGTGACGACCTATGGCGTGAAGCCTACGCTCAGATACCTCAGTCAACCGTAGCCGACCATACCAAGAAGTGCGCCCTTCGTATCAAGGAGAGAATCCCGGACGTGCGTATGGTGGTTGAGGCCCATGACGCGCTCGTGTTCATGACCCCAATCTCACAAATCGAGTATCACGCTCGCATCATCAAGGAGGAGTTCGAGACTCCTATCGATTTCAGTAGGTGCACGCTTCAGCGGGGTATGCTAACTATTCCGTGTGAGGCGAAGATTGGAGAGAACTATAAGGAGCTCAAGGATTTCAATCTGAAAGAGGTTGCATAATGTGACGTGGATTGATCAGGTTCTTGAATCGACCAAGGATTCTGAATCTCCAAAAGAATACTATTATTGGGCAGGCTTGTCAGCTATTTCTGCCGTGGTTGCGAATAACGTATACCTCGACCGACATTATTACAAGCTGTGGCCCAACATATATGTCATTCTGGTGGGGCGTTCAGGGTTGAGAAAAGGGCCTCCTGTCCAACTCGCTAAGTCATTGGTTGAGGAGGTCGACAACACCCGTGTGTTTGCAGGTAGAAGTTCTATCGAGGCCATCATTAGCGAGCTTGCAACTGCCTCGACGAGTAAGAATGGTAGACCACCTATCATGGACAGTCGTGGGTATCTAGTATCGTCTGAGTTCGCCTCGTTCATCATCCAGAATGAGTCCGCTCTAACGATTCTGACCGACCTATACGACCGGAACTATCATGATAAAACATGGGACTATCTTACTAAGGGTGGGGGCAAGAAGGCGCTCAAAGAACCTTACCTGACGATGATAGGAGCATCGAACGAAACACACTTTAAGGAGGCGGTGCCACAGAATGCGCTCGGTGGTGGGTTCGTAGCACGGACGTTCATTATCCATGCGGATAAGAAGTCTGGAAGCAACTCCCTTACGGAGAAACCTGACACCATCGTAAGCATCCCTGACTTGGCAGCGTATCTGAAGAAGCTCTCGACAGTCAAGGGTGCATTTGAGTGGACACCACCAGCCAAAGCGTTGTATAATGACTGGTATCTAGAGTTCGACAAAAGTGAGCATGATGATGACACAGGAACACTTGAGCGATTCACCGACTCAGTACTCAAGGTTGCTACTCTTTTGTCACTCAGTCGTGACACGAGTCTTCTACTCACAATCGAGGACATCACAAAGGCCATCGAAGTATGTTCAGCTTTTGTCCCTGGAGCGCGCAAGGTTACTCTCGGTGCTCAGGGCAAGTCTTTATCAAAGGAGGGAATCGCGGTAGTCTTGCGGCATCTGTTGTCCGTCGAAGGGCATAGGGATACCGTCAGTAACCTACTCCGTAAGTTCTGGGGTCACTTCAACTCTGACGAGATGGTAGTGATTGTAGAATCTCTGTTACAAGCGAAGGCTATACGGGTGGAAACTGAGCAGGTGCCGACGGGTAGGGGAGTGGGGTATACAGAGACACATTTAGTCCTTGACCCCAAGGTTCTAGAGCGTTACAATAAGATGGGGAAACTATGAAGATCAAAATCACACGAGTCATTTTCGCGGAGATCAAGGACGAGGACCTCGAGGGTCTGAAGAAGGGCCTTGAAGTCGAGGACCGGCACGCAGGCGGGGTCGATATGGAAACCGACTTCGACGATGAAGGGAAGATTGTGGACTACACGTGCCACACTCAGCACTCCACCGTCGAAGAAGATACGTCAGGGACTACCGAAGGCTAACGTCGCTTGATGGTTCGGGGGGCCACAGTGCTCCCCGAGCTTTTCGTTTTCGACTTCCTATCTTCTCCGTAAGTCTGCAGGGAATCCCCTGCCAGAGCCAGCGGAGCCATCAACGCAAATGCCTTCGGATCAGTGGTCGCCAGGTCATACATGTCGTCCACGATCATCGGGCTGAACAGACGCGCAAACTCGTTCTTGAGCGGGTTCGGCGTCGTGTAGTCCAACTCCTCTCCAGTTATCTGCTTACCTCGCAACAGGTTCGTCACGAATGCCGGAACTGGTGCAAGCTTGCCCTCACCAAATCGCTCGATAGTTTCGAGCATATCCGGTGCGCCGAACTTGTCAGTATTCAGCTTCGTAGTTTCCCCCGTCACCGAGCTCACCTTCTCACCCGTAGCCAACTGTGACAGCACACGGATATAGGGCTGCATACCGTTGGAGAGGTCAAGCCGCGACTTCCCGATCTTTATCTTGCCGAAGTCGGGATTTCTCGGGTCCATCGTGACCTCTGCACCAGCTGCTTTTGCCAGTGCGTTGGCCGTTGCGACGTAACCGACGTTCGTAGCCAAGTCTCTCCACGCATTCAGAGTCACCGTGGGATTCTTCATCGTGAAGTAGAGGCTGGGATTGGTAATGGGTAGTAGGTCCAGCCTGGACTTGGCGAAACGAGCTGAGAAGAATGTCTTGTTGAGCGTCTCTGCTGCGCCCTCAAAATCATGCTCCTTACCTGTTATCATGTTCTTCATCTTCAGCGAGCCACGACCCGTTGCGCTGTTGATATACTTGACGAGTCCCTCCATCTCCTCGGGTTTGGCGTTCTTCGACATGTCCTCAAACGCGCGCAGACGTAGCTCGTTCAAGAAGTTCTCGTGGTATGCGTTGGTTCGCTTGTAAGCCGCTCCCACGGTCCCCTGATACATCTCAGAAGCCTTGCTACCCTCGGGGAAGAAGCCCTTTTCAGCAGCTTTCGAGATGACCTTGTCTTCGAGTTTGGTCTCGTCGCTGAAGAAGATTCCTTCCTGTTTGGCCCTCTCAAATAGAGGGTGCGACTTGATCCAGTCCCTCGTCTCCTGAGCCCCCTCTTCGCTTCTCAGTGACTTCCATGCGTTTGGAAGTGTTTTCCAGAAGAAGCCCCTACCCTTGAAATGCCCGCCCTGACGTAGCGTGCCAGACACATCAAGCCCTGACTTGTAGGTGCGCGCCTCTCCTAGTCTTTCACCAATCCAAGCTCCCGTATCTTGAACTGCCCACTGAGCCTTCCGTCCATACTTCTTGGCCACCTGACCAGGGGTAGGTCCCTCTCCTTCGAGACTCACTGAGCCACGCTCGCTTCCAAGACGCGAGTTCTTATAGGCTTCCTGAGCCTGTTTGAGCTTATCGCTGATCTTGGAGCCAAGACCCGGCTTTCCTGTCGGTTCTCCTTCTACTGGAGGAACGTCTCCGACTGGCTCCGTAGCACTACGAACTGGTCCTACCTCACCCGTATCGTTGACGTAGCCATTCTCCACGTCGGCTATACGCTGCGCTTCATCACTGTCGTAAGTCTTGTGGATGAGTTTGTCGTTCTCATCATAGACTTCGTAACGCTTATACCTTTCTGGCGTGTCGTCGATGTATCCCTGTTGTTTCGGGATACCCTTCTTACCCGTCAGATCGACCATGCCCCGTTCATCACGGAGCCTATCGGCGAAAGGGAGCCTGCCAGCGGCACCACTATCCCGTTGTGCGCGCCTTCTGGCACGAGCACCAAGTGGTGGTGGCTCCTGAGCTTGTTCCAGACCCGGTATGTTGGCCGGATTTGGTATGGGAGCAACGTCCTTGATGCTTGGCATCCTCTCAGCACGAGGACCTGTCGGTGCCGGGAAGTTCGGGCTGTCGAATCCAGGGATAGCAGCTCTCGGAGGATACACGTCGGCCATCGGAGGCCCTTCATCTGGAAGTGGCGAGCTATCGATAAGCTCCCCACGCTCCGCCTTGAGCCTCTGGAGTTTGGTGAAGAGCGGCCCTTCCATATCATCGCCAACGTCCGTGTTGTAGAGACGATCCTCGAGCGCTGTGATAGCCGCATCGTATTCCGGCACCGTCTGAGGCGTTCTCGCTGGAGCTGTTCTTGCCATCGGAGCAGGTTCAGGGGGTGGAGCAGCCATCGGTGAGTGTGGCTGACCAACTTCACCCACGGGTTCCAGTCCAGGCATCGGCCCACGTGGCCCTGACATGGGACGACCCGGAACGGCTGGCATATCGGGCACAGGCTGACCGATTCTCGGAGGCACCTGCATACCAGCAGCTCTCGTGAGAATCCCCGCTCCAGGGGGTGCTGGCGCTGGTGGTGCAGCTCCCATTGAGCGACCCGCACCAACTGGACGCGGCTCCTCAACAGGACCGATTCCCATCGGCTGTTCAGGAGCTATCGGGGCGATTTCCTGGCGCGCACCAAGCTGACGAGGAGGTCTTGCTGCATCCTTGTCGACAGACTTTTTCAGCTTGTCAACAAGTGGCCTGATCGACGGTGGAAACTCGGGTTCCGAGGGCAACGATGATGGCCCCATCGGAATCGGCTTCCGCTCCAGAGAAGATGGCCCTGCGGGAGTAACGCGGCCACGCTTCGACAGCTCCTGCCAAGCTTCCTCGTCACCAAACGTAACGAGACCTTCTAGTTCCTTGTCAGGAAGGGCAGCATAGGGGCTCTTCGCAGCAGGTAACCCACGCTGTGGGAACTCGCTACGTCCCGGAGTCGCTTCGAGAGCAGGCTGTCTTCCAGGTGGCAATCCGCGAGGAGCTGAAGAGCCTCCACCCCCTCCTCTACCCATCGCAGTAGGCGGAGGTGTCGGTTCAGGAATAGGCTGAGCCCTTCCCATGTTGATCGGCCCAACTGGTTCGACAGTCGCGCGAGCAGGTCGGTCCCACGGTGCCCTGAAGTAGGGATTCCGAGGCGGTCCGATTTCCGTGCCGGGAGGTTCGACAACTGAACCCCTTGCGCGACCCGTTACCCCTCCAATGACACCGCCTACGGCACCACCTGTCAGCATGTTTCTGCCGACATCGGACAACTCCGGCAACTCGCCACGATTGATGAGCGATTCACCCACCGTCGAGGCACCGGCCATCCCAGCGCCCTGAGCAGCATGAATACCCATCCGAGCAAGTGTGCTGGCGCCTTTGGAAGCATTGGCAAACGGAATCGCCCCCAGACCCGTATCGAGGGCTATCTCACCGGGGCTATACTCCGTGCGCGTCCCACGCCACCGCTCGTATGCCTGAGCAGCCGCTGAGCCAAGACCGGCACCAGCAGCTCCACCAGCAGCGACACCGATGGGACCACCAGCAGCGCCCAGTATACCACCTCCGATTGCTGGAACGCTTCGGATGACGGTAGGAACGACGTTGTCAGCAGCCCAATGACCCCAGGTTTCTTCAGCAGGTTCCGGGGTTTGTGCGAGTTCTTTACGATAGGAGTCCATCCGAGTCTGATACTCGGACGGCTCCGACTTTCTGTAGCTATATCGGCCCTGAGGCATTACCTACCTCCTCCGCCGAACAACGACCGTGGGGGTGGCGTTCCCCATGCTGGACCCGCTGGTGGGTCGAAGATGATGCCATCGTTGATGGCCTTCGCAGTATCGTCCAGAGCCTTCTGGAACGTCCGATACCGTGGGCTGGTCATCTTGGAACGGTCGATGGTGAGGGCACCCTTCCCATCGTCCTTGAAGAACTCAGCGAACGTCGGGTCCTGTGAAAGCCTCTCGAGAGCGAGAGCCGACGCCTTGCTGGAATCTTCCACTCGTGGTGATTCTGCTGGACGATTGCGTGTCCAGTAGTTCTGATACGCCGTCTCCTGCTGTCCAGCAGCTGCGGTTCCGGCATTGATGCGACCAGTCTGATTGGAATACTGAGTCGCACCAAGCTGACCAGCCTCGATGGTCGCCCCACCCATCTCCCTCGGAGTCTTGGTGTAGCTGTCATTGGGGTCGTTCTTGTTGGTGAACATCACCGAGCCGTTGGCGAGCTTGATGGTATCGTAGCCCTTTCGCTGTTTGTCAGCGACATAGGCTTCAGCACGTTGACGGTCGATATCGATCTTCTCCTGTCCCTGTTTGGAGGTCGTATCGAACTGACGCTTCTGCTCCAGAAGCTTGTCGTAGTCGAGACCCATCGCTCGAGCCTGCTGGAGCACCTTGACCTGATTTGCTCGGTCATCCTGCTCGATGCCAGCAGTTTCCTTCAGACCGGAGCCTCTGATTCCATAATCTTCCATCGCGTTGCGATAGCCCGACTCGTTGACACCCTGGGCGACCCTGATTCCCTCACCGGCGTTCTTCATGCCAGCCGAGAGTCCTGAGAGGCCAGCCGCTGCGCGAGTCCAGCCCGAGGGGGCATAGTCCTCACGCTTCGGCGTGGTGCTCAGGTATTCCTTGTATGCGAGCAGCCCCGGAGACGGCTTCATGAGGCCCATGATTTCGTCATCATAGCCTCGCATGGGGTCCGGCTTCGCAGCGGGCAGGGTCTCACCGAATCCCTGCCCTATGCCAGAACCTGGGTCTCCGAAGGTCGGCATGGTTGACGTCTCACGCTGAGGAGCCAACATGCTGGTTCGACGGTAGCTGTCAAACGGGTTTTCGTTTCGGTCTGTGATTCTCATGTTGACCTCTAGACTCGTGCGCCGGGCTTGTAACCGAGGGCTCCGATGCCGGTCATCGCGCCACCAGCAGCACCAGCCAACCCGCCAATCATGCTCATCCAGTCACGCTGGGGATTGTTCGCCATGCGCTGGTCCACGATGCGACCCTGATTGCTGTTGATGCGAGCCTGGCCCTGGTCGTGAGCACCGAGATACATGTCCACTTCTGCGGGAGCCGTCCCGTATAGTGAGTTCATGCCCTCGATACCATACTGCCGACCCTCACGGTCGAACTGTGCCTGCCACTTCGCGTTGGCCATCTGTTGAGCGGCACTCGCAGCACCAGCGGCACCCGAAGCAGCAGAGGCTCGGGCAGCTCTGTCGGCGGCACTCTCAGCCATACCCTCCAGACCCTGCGTTCCGAACATCTTACCCTTCTGAATGACACCCTGCATCCCGACCTCGTTGCCAGCACCAGTCCCAGCCGCGCTGGTCCGATTCTGAGCAATCGAGTTGACCATGTTGGTCTCAGCTGTCGAGGCTCCTGTGAGACCAGCCAGTCGATTCTTCGAGAGCAGATCCTGGAGAGTTCCCTCAGAAGAAGCGATGTTCGTGCCACCCCACTGACGGCCCTTCATCACCTGGTCGGAGATGCCCAGCTCAGTCTCACGGGCAGCCTTGGCAGCCTCCGCTGAGCCCTCACGAGCCATGCGTCCAAGGAGTGCCGACTGGCCAGGACCGTAACCGCCCTGAACCGCCGCTGTGCGACCCGCTTCCTGTTTCGCTGCGTCGTAGAAGGCGGGGACCGTTGAGGTTCCCCTCGCGCGCATGCGAGTCCGGTCCATGTCGCTGAGTCCACCCGTTTTGGCAAACTCATCGAATACTCCGGACCCACGCATACGAGCCTGACCCTCAGTGTCAACCCCTCCGGTGCGCGCGATGTCCTTGAAGCCTCTCACGTTCTCGTCAATTGACGCGCGACGGCCAGCATCCCAACCACCCGTCTCGCCAATCTCAGCCAGGTTTCCCTGCATCCTGTCAAACATAGCAGTGTTTACGCCACCGCCACCCATGAAGTTGCGATAGGAACCCTCAACGTCACCGAAACGAGGGTCAGCA